ATGTGCTCTGACACCAAAAAGGATCTTTCCGCGAATAAAAAGATAATCTCGAAAAAGGGAGTCGTTTATCCCTGGACGTACCCGACGCTGCACAAGGCGAAGCGGTGGTATGTGGACTTCTATATCCTGGACCCGGCATCGAACCAGATGCGGCGGAAGAAGTACATGCTCTCCAGATACAAGACCGCTAAGGGGCGTATGATGATGGCGCGGGAGAAGATAAGGTGGATAGTGGAGGAGGTGCAGAACGGATGGAATCCATTCGTAAATGCCCGTACCACGCGGGAGTTCACGCAGTGGGCGACCGTGATAGACCGTTATAAGGACTATCTTGTGGTTGCAGGCCGCAAGGGTCTGCTGAAGGCGAAGACGGTGTATGACTACCAGAGCCGTGTAAAGAACTTCGAGGAGTTCATGGAGGAGACGGACACACACCTATTATATATATATGAGTTCGACCGCTCGCTTTGTGTGGAGTTTCTGGACTACCTGTACTTTGACAAGGACGTGTCTGCGGTGACGCGCAACGGTTACAGGACATGGCTTTCCACGTTCAGTTCGTGGCTCATCGACAAGGAATACCTGGCAAGGGACCAGAACCCGACGGCCGACATCAAGCAGATGCGCGAGGAGGAGAAGAAGCGTGAGCCGCTGACGAAGGCGGCGCTGACTGCCATGCGGGACTATCTCACGTCCCAGAATCCGCATTTCCTACTTGCGTGCTATATCGAATACTATGTGAATATCCGTCCGGAGGAAATGCGTCACCTGAAGATAGGGTACATAGATATCCAGAACTGTATCGTGACGCTGCCCGGCAAGTTCGCCAAGAACCGCAAGCGGCAGGAGGTGACGGTGCCGAAGAAGGTGCTGAAACTGATGATCGAGCTGGGCACGTTTAATTCCCCGTCACAATACTACGTCTTCGGTCCCGACCTGCGCCCGTCGCCGGAGCAGGTGGCGGTGAACCGTTTCCGGCTGGAGTGGGGAAAGATGCGCAAGGCCCTGCACTGGCCGGACTCATATCAATTCTACTCTCTAAAGGACACGGGCATCAGTGAGAATATTGACAAATACGGCTTGTTGACAGCCCGTGATCAGGCGAGACATGCCGATGCTGCGACCACCAACCGCTATGCGAAGGTGAAGCACACGGCGCATGTGGAGCTGCGGGATTGGGATGGGGACTTATAAGAACGGCGCGGGGGAAATGCGCCGCACACTACAGAATTTCATAGAAATAGCCGGTCATGAGTCGGTCAATATCTCCTTCCGGGGTGATGCTTATTTCTATCTTGGAACAGAGGTAGAGCTTGTTATGGATATTGTACTTCTTCATGGGGTCTGGGATGCCGTCATAGAGGAACTTGAATATCATCTCGTCGTTACCATCTACCGTCTTGTCATTGGCCGTCTTGATGGATGTTTTGTGGAAGTCCCCGACGCTTTGCACGCCATCCACCGGGTTGAGTGTCAGCGAGGCAAAGCTGTTGCTGCCATACTGGTAGAGGGCTGTTGCTGCTTTAGGGAGTAACGGAACCCCGCTGATTCCTTGCACTTGGTTGTAAGTATAGGGGCTTGTGGCAAACATGACTTCCATGATGCCGCTTTCTTCCGTGTTGTCCTCTTCCAATTCCGCATCCTCCTCGACGGCCTCACAGACGGAGACGTATTCATCATCTTCTTCCCTCTCATCAACAATCGGGACGATGATGTGGTCAAGGGTCTCCCGGGTTCCAATGGCAGCATCGCCCATTGAGGTGAATGTGTAGAACTCATAATGCTGGTCTGCCTCACTGCCTGTCATGGCCACCGGAACGATCCTGAACTCCACCGTCGTGTCCGAATCCATGTCCCTTAAGAGCGGCCTGAACACGCCCGCCTGTATCAGACTGTAACGTATCCTATTCTCAAGCTCTTCCCTGCGGTAATAGTTCAGGTTGACAAGGCTCACCAATGGTGTCTGCAGACGGAAGAACGTCGTCATCCGCTTTCTCTCCCCGTTCTCTGTAATCCAATTATTCAGTTCCCTCTGGTTGGCGAAGTCTAGTGTCTGGAAGTGCTTCAGTATAACCCTGCTGAGATCCACGCAGTCCTCATGGTTTTCAGAGAGCGAGTAGGCAATGTTTGATGCTCCGAGATATTCCAGTCCGTCCTCATCGAAGTTAGACTCAAATTCATCAATGACCTCCAGCGCCACCGTTTCCGCCAGGCTGTTTTCGGTATATGGCACGGCCTTTACCGTCTTTGCCTCTTCATCGAAGAAGAACACGGCATTGAACAGCTTGCGGAACTCGTCGAGCAGCGTTCCTGCCTTCCAGTGAGGCAGTGCCCAGCGTATCTCCTTTGTTATGGTCACATTGGCGATGTACAAGTCACTCCATGGCTTGCGGTCAAAGGCAGACAGGTCGGGCGTATATCCCATATTCTTCAGTACCCATTTCATGACAAACAGCAGAGAAGGCTGTACGGCCATCCGTGTCAGGCATACGCTCCCATCCACCTTGGCGACGGCATTCACATAGCCGCTGTTGGCATTCGGCCCTGTTGTTTCCCCACCGGCGATATGTGTCAGCTGGAAGATATACTTCCCCTCTTCCCCGATAAACCGCTTGCTCTCCAGCTCATCGGCCACCTCGGGGCGGTCTTCCAAGTATTTTGCAGCAATCTCGGGGTACACCATGCGGTCAATGAAAACACTTTCAGACTCAATATTATATGCAGAAGCCGAATCCCCCGAGATAATCTGCAAGCGAACCTCGCTGTCCGTGATGCTGGTCACTGTTCCCTTTCCCCGTATGATGAGCCTGTTCCCCGCATACAGCGCACAGTCCTCATAGGTCTTGACCTCCTTCGACACATCGAGGCGGTGGACAGCACCGAAGACCCGGACGTTATCGAGGATGGCCAGCGGGAATATGACATCGTAGGTGTAGGACCCGCTACTTTTGACAAACGGGTTCTCCTTTGTCAGCTTCACCTTATCCTTCAGTGACGGTATGGCATTCCTGCCATTGATAGTACATTTAATCATGGTCTTTTCCTGAGTTTCTGGTAATGTCGGTAGCTTCGGTCGAAGTGATCCATGTCGAAGCGGGTATCAATTCCCTCATCAAGGGTGTCATTCAGACGATCCACGGTATCGCGCAGCTCACTGATACCCTCGCGCAGATCTTCATTGTCAGTCTGCACGTTCACAATCGGTGCGACCACCTGTGACGTACCACCTGCGCCCATGGAGCGCGAGACATCCTGCATGGTCAGCGACCCGACGGTGTTGTTGCGCTGTGCCTGGTCCAGGAAGTTGAGGAAGGGCATGATGGCGGGGTTCTGCACGGCCTGGTGGTTGGCCACGAACTCCCCTTCATGCACCACCCCGGCCTCGCGGCGGTAGCGGTGGCCACCCGTGAAGCCGCCCTCGTAATAGCCCGCCTCCTGCGCCTGTTGCTGCTTCTTGATGGTGGCAATCTGCAGCAACCCTGCGGCGATGGCGGCGGCAGCGGCGATAGGTGCCAGGACAAAACCCGTGACAGGGATAGCCGCAGCGGAGGAATAGGCGTTGATGGCACTGATGGCCGTCTGTGCCACGGCCTGTGCCATCTGTATGGTGGCCGCCCGTTTGGCGTACTTGGTCTTGATGGCTGCTTCCTCCTTCTGCTGCTGTTCCTGCAGCTTCTTCACCTTCTTCTGGTTGTTGCCAGCGGCGGCAATCTGCTTCTCATACTTCTTCTGTACGAGGGCAGTTTCATATTCCTGCTGGGCAGAGAAATAGCTGGAGGCGGCAGACATCACCTGCGAGACAGTGTTGTAGGCAGCCTGCATCTGCGTGGCCAGCTGCTGGCAGAACTGCGCCGTGGCCTGTTGCTTGGCGGCTAAGTACTGGGCATGGGTCATCTCATCGTTCTGGTACATCAGGCGCAGCTGTTCCATGGTGGACTGATAGAGCATGATATCGCCGACGATGGGGAGGGAGGCACCCGATGCTGACGCGCCGGGTTCGGCGGCTTTCTGGTCCATCTGCTTGCGTGCTCTGTCCTGTGCAATCTTCAAGGCATTGGTGCCAGTCTTCTGGTCTCGCTCGCCCTGCGACTGATAGTTGGCATACTGTGCCCGGACAGCCAGCAACATTTCCTGGTACTCCTGTTCCTGAATGACACCCGAGGCCTTCAGGGCATCGTACATCTCTTCGAGCCCCTTCAGTGCGAGTTCCTTCTGGCGTTCATTGGCCAGCCCCAACAGCTGCTCGCGGGCTTGCTCCAGCTGCTGCTGATAGTACTGTTGCCGTTGTAGCCGTTGCTGCTGATCACGCTCCTCAATCTCCCGTTCCAGGTTGATGCGTTCCAGCGTACCTTCGCGGTAGAGGATGCGCTGCTCGTCCATGAAGCGCATGTCCTCGCGGAAGAGCATCTCGTTTTTCTGCTGCTCGGTCATATTCTCGCGCCATGCCTGCTGCTCGATGGCGGCCACCCGCTGCTCATGGCCCTGCTTCATCTGAGCCAGGGAGAGCTTGCGGGATTCCTCACTGCCATTGAGCAACAGTTCCTCGCGCTGGCGGTTCAGTTTCTGATACTCCAGACTCTCCGTGCGGTAGATGAGCATCCGGCGTTCAATGCCTTCGAGCTGTATGCGCTCCTGCTCATCCACGTAGTCACAGTAGAGCACCTGCCCCATGGCATAGCGGTGAGTCAGTTCAGCCAACTGCTGCTCCGTCTCGGCCTTGATGGCATCGTTGGCCTTTCGCTCATGTTCACGGCGGGCCTTGTCCTCTGCCCGTTCCTCCTTGGCCGTGGCCTTGCGTCCGGTGAAGAGTTCCATCTTGTCCTCGGCCTCCTTCACTTCCTTGGCCGCCTGATCGATGGAGTCCGCAGTGGCCTTGGCATCCTCGCGCAGGGCTTTCAGCTTCGCCCGGCGTTCCTTCAGCTGCTCTTCCCAGTAGGAACGGGTGTCGTAGTCCAAACTGCTTTCATCCTCACTGCCCTCAACAGCTTCCTGAACAGTGCGCACGGCATCCTTGGCCACCTCACCCATCAGTTCTATGGCCTTGTCTGCCTGTTCAATTTTCTTGTCAAGGCCTTTTCCCTTGGCTTCAAGGGCAGCGATTTCGGCGGCAGTATTTGCGGTTTCATAGGCGGCACCCGGAGCACTTGCGCCCGATGATGTCTGTGGTTTCCCTTGGCGGTTCTGTCTGGCAGCAGCAGCTTCCTTACGTCTATCATCAATCTCTTCGGTCAGCTTCATCCGCTGAGCCACCAGCTCTGCCCGCTCCGCAGACAGCTCTTCCATCTTTGCCTTGGCACCTTCCACCATTGCCTGTTCCTTGATTTTCTGGATGTACTTGTCCAGAGCTTCGGTGTTTTCCTCATAGACACGTCCCTCCTCGGAAATCTTGGCCACATATTCCGGGACAATCCTCTGCAGCTGCTCGATATACTTCCGTCGCTCGTCAACCTTTAGATTGTTGTCGTGTATCTTCTTTGTCAGCTGCTCAATCTTATGTCTCTCCAGCTCAGCCTTCACCGTGGCATCATGCTCCACGCTGGCCATGGCCTTCTGTGCCTTGGTAGCCTCCTTGGACTGGCGCACCAGGTCGGCGATGACACCTACCAGCACAGCGGCCGCCATGGCAGCGGCTGCGTAGGGGTTAGCCGCGATGATTGCCCATAGCTTCTTCAGGTTGCCCATCAGCGTGACGTTCCAGAAGTTCTGGAGTTTGGTGGCTATGATATCCTTGTATCTGATGGCTGTCAGTATGGCGATGGAGGTGCTGAGTGTGACGATGGTCACCTTGAACTTCATCACGAAGCTTGTTACCACCGACAGCACCCGCACCATCATGCTTGTGGTGCTGATGGCGGCACTGGCCACCGGAAGCAGGTTCTGCCCCAGTTCAATGCGCAGGTCGGCAAAAGCCTTGCGTGCTTTCTCCAGCTTGGCCTGATAGGTGTCGTTCTGCACGTTGAACTCCTCGATGACGCTGGTGCCCTTCTCGTATGCCTCGGTGGCCAGCTGCTGGTGGCGGCGCACATCGTCTATTTTGGATGCCAGTGTGGAGAGCACGCCGATGGCTCTCGTGCCGTCCAGCCCCATCTGTTCGAAGAGCGGAGCCAGTTCAGCGAAGCCACCCTTCTTGTTCATCGCCTCGAAGAACTGCATCAGTGCGGCATTCATGTCCGTCTTCACAAGGTCGGAAAACTCCTCGACATTCTTTCCGGCAATACGGGCGAAGGTGGCACTGTCCGTGGTCATCTTCGTGATGATCTGGCTGATGGCCGTGGCTGCCATCTCATCCTTCTGCATATTCTCGTCCATGGCAGCACCGAGTCCAAGGATCTGCGCCTGTGTGAGTCCCGCCTGTTTGCCCACGCCGGAGAGGCGTGCGGTGAAGTCCACCAGGTAGCCCGCTTTTGCAGCTGAGTTCTGCGCCAACTCGTTCACAGCAGAACCCGTGGCCAGCATGGAACCGCGCAGCCCCATCCTTTCATCCTCGCCGAAGGCCATCGCCAGCTTACCTATCTGGTCCACGGCACCCTTTCCGAGGTCATCGCCCAGAGCCACGTTAATCTTGTCGGCAGCATCTACGAATTCAAGCACGGCGCTAGTGGAAGTGATGCCCAGCCTTCCGGCACTCCCTGCCAGCTGATTCAGCTGCTCGCGGCCCGTGCGGGTGTCCATGTGCTTGAACACCTCGTTCATGCGCTCCACCTCCTCGATGCTCTGCCCGGTATATTTGCGCACGTTGTTCATCTCCTGGTCCATCTCAGCAAAGGCATCCACGCTGCCCTTCACGATGTCGCGCAGACCCGTGTAGGCACCGATGACCTGCGTGATGGCACCCCAGTTCCTGTTGAGGAAGTTCATGGAGCGGGAGAAGATGTTACCCTCTTCCTTATCCGGCTTCTGCATGTCCTGCACCTTCCTCAGTTCCTCATTGAGTTGCTTCAGCTTATTAGTGATGTCTTCCACGTTGCCGCCCGTGCGCTCCGTGTCGCGCAGCTGCTCGTTGAGAGCTTTGATGGAGTATTCGATGTCACGGACGCTGGCAGAACTGAGTTTCTCCAAGGTACGGTCAATAAGCTCTGTTTCATTGGCCACTTTCAGAGACTCTTTTCCAGTCTGCTCCAGTTCTTTATTGTAGCGGTCTATAAGCGTAACTACCTTCCGCTCTTCCTCCTCGATGGCAGCCAACCGGTTCCTGACAGTTTCCAGCCCGGTACTGGCCTCATTCCATTCACGAGACCCTTTCTGTGCGCTGTCCTTGATGGCCTGTGCCGTGCGCTCTGCCAGCTGCAGCTGCCTGACAGATGCCGTCCCGGCGTTCTCTGCCGTCTGCTTGACGAAGGCCAGCTCTGCAGCCACTTGCTCTGTGCTTTTGGTTGCCCCTGCAGCCTCTCGTTGCATCTGCTCGAACGCCTTGGTAGCCTTGATGTTCTCAAGTTCCTGCGTCACCTGTTCGAGCATGGTGTTCAGATTCTCATAGAGGCCGCTGTCATGCGGCACCTCCTTGGCGAGTCTCTGGAGGCTCTTCTGCGCTTCCTCGATGCGCTCCACGGAAGAGGAACCGAGGTTGCCCAGCGTCTCGATGGTACGTGCCACCTCGGTATCATATTTCTTCAGTTCCTTCTCGGCGGCGGTCAGTTCCTTTCGGATGGCGGCGATGAAGCCCCGGCCCATCTTCTTCTCGCGTGCCTCTGCCAGGTCACTCTTCCATGCTTCCACCTTCTTTCTCAACTCTTCGAGGTTGCGCTTCGCCTGCTCTGAGTTGAGTTCAATGACGGTTGTATATCTCTCTGTTGTAGCCATAATAAGACGTGTGCTAACTTTGATTTACCGCAAAGTTAGCACACGTCCTATGATAGTAAAAATACGCCTACCGATTCAGGTATTCTTCCACCCGAGCCATTTCTTTCTCATATTCATCACTATGCTTGAAAAGCCACCAGTTATAAAGTCTTTTGTCTTCTCGTTCTTTATCCATCAGCTCTTTCTTCTTTCTGTAAACCTCAATGACTTCTTCCATCGTGGGCGGATGCTTGCCATCTCTGTGCAGATATAACCATACGATGTATCTGGCATATTCATCCTGAAAGGCCTTGGCACTCTTGCTATGATACAAGGAAACTATGCGGTCCTGTCTCCGAAACTCCTCTTCCAACAGTTCCTCCTTTGTCTTCACACGTGGGGTATATGCCGTATGCTCTTTTTCACCCCCACTCGTCAAAGCGTAGTAGATAATGACTCCTACCACGACTACCAGCGATGCTATGGGGCTAAATGTGAACATATTTTCTTTCTTTGTGCGGCAAAATTACTGATTACTTTTGGAATGGCCAAGGAATTTCCCCGAAAAGTGCTTGGGGATGATTCCTTGGCCTCCGCCGTCAGACGCGGGATGGGTTTATGAGAGGCGGTCGCGCTGGTTGCCGTTGGGCAGTACGGCCACGTATCCGTTGCACCGTCCCACGCTGATGTGTATGCACTGGTGTCGTGCGTGTACGCGGCTGATGCGGATATGTCCCATGGTGATGTCCGTGGGAGCCATGGCATCGAGGTGGAAGTATGGCCCGTGTCCGATGCGTCCGCGGTTCAGCTCCGCCACCCGTTCGCCGATGGCCAGCACCGTCTCTTCCCACAGCGCGCCGTTGGCCAGCACTCGGTTCTGGAACTCGCTGCGCACCCACTCGGCCAGCCGCCGTTCCTCGCTGTCCAGCGTCCGCTCCAGACGCTCACTCACCTTTGCCCAGCAGAAGAACATGGCGCCGTTCTGCTCACTCTGATTCACTACTTCATTCGTTTTCATACTAATTAGATATTGACATTAAAATAACTGCGCGAAGTGCTGTCAAGGTTCTAATTAGCGAAAACCTCCGAGCCATTTCTGGTACTCGACACTTGCGCAGTCAATGGGTTTGACTTTTCCGTTAAGAGGGGTGGATACAATAATAGCCGCTGGGCGGCGGCATCATGTACCGCTAATTAGATTTTTGACACTGCAAAGTAAGGGATAATAACTGAGATGTGCAAGGGAAAAGGGAAAAAAGTGAGTAAAAGGCATCACTTTTATAACTTTTCTCTTGAAATGCTTGCATAATAGTATTAAAAATATTACCTTTGCATCGTCAAACAATAAGAAAAACGAATAATGAAACGCTACAAGGTTAAAGAAGTCATCAAGCTGCTTGAAGAAGATGGTTGGTATCTCGTGAGCACCGTCGGCGACCACCGCCAGTTCAAGCACTCAACGAAGAAAGGCCGGGTGACAGTACCAGGCAAACTGAGTCTCACGATGGACCAATTCAATTTGAACAGCATTTGGAAACAGGCGGGGTGGAAATAACCCCGCAGTTTTCCACACACTATCAACTAACTAATGCTACATGCTATATGGAAAAGATTCAAGTTTATCTCAGCTGGGTAGATACCAACTTCTGCGGCAGCTATAGCGACAATGTCCCTGGCGGCGTAGTTTTTGCCGCAAAGACTTTTGAGGAAGCGATGCGCGAAGCGCAAGATACTCTCGACTTCCACATGCAAGGATATGTTGAAGACGGCGAGGCACCGCAGTGGTATCTTGACCATGACTATGAGCTGGAGTTCAACTATCTTGATGCAGTCACGCTCCTCCATGCCTACAGTCCAGACCTCACCCTCTCTGCTATCAGCCGTGCCTCCGGCATCAACCAGACGCAGCTTTCACACTACGCTAATGGCGTGAAGACACCCCGACCTGCGCAGCGCCAGCGCATCATCGACGGCATACACGCCATCGGGCGTCGCCTCTTGGCTGCTCATTAGTTCTTATTGTTTGACAGCATCAGAAACCTGATGACAGCGCGCGGGCCAGTCTCACCTCCGAGACCGGCCCGCAACTTTTATTTCCTTCTCCTTATATATAATATACACACACACGCGAGGATGACCCCGACGGCCGTGCCGACGGCACCGCCGACGATGCGCTGCTGCATCCGCTGCCGGCGGTTGGGCGGTTTCTCCACCTCGCGGATGACGGTGACGGTGTCTCGCTGGATGAAGCTATCCACGCGCACGCGGTCACGCCAGCGGTCCCGATAGACGGTGTGCCAGCGATCCATATATACCGTGTCGCCCCAGTGGGTGACGCAGATGCTGTCATGCACGTGAATGGAGTCCCGCATGGCGATAGTGTCGCGCCGTTGGACGATGGTGGTGTGGCTCTCCGGCACGGTGACATAGCGTGTGCTTTGGCAACCCATCAGGAGCCATGCCGCCACAGACAAGCACAGTACCAGAATCAGGATGTCAAGCTGTCTTTCAAATTCTTTCATAGGTCTAAACGTTAAAAAGATACTTATCTATAGCGAGGATATAGGCTCGCTCGAGTTTTTGGAGGAACACCTCGTCATGCAGCAGCTGCACGTCCTCGCGGTTGTCCTGGAACAGGTTCTCGCAGAGCACGGCAGGACAGCTGGTGTCACGGCAGATGGCCAGGTTCTGCGGCCAGAAGCACATTGAGGGCGACGGCACCCTGACGGTCACACCTTCCTGTCTCATGCTCTCCACGATGCACGCTGCCAGGTATCTGCTGCGGGCCGACGCATTGAGGCCCACGCGCACAGAGAATCCGCGTGCCGTGTGCCACTGCCCGTCACTACCTTTGGCATCGTTGTGCATGGATAGCAACAACACATTCCTGCTGCCCTCCCTGGCACACAAATCGTTGACGCGGCGCACGCGCTCCCGCAGGCTCACGTCGCTCTCCTCCGTGACCAGGCGTTGCGCCCACAGTCCGCTCCCAATCAGAGCCGTGCACAGCCGCTGGGCAAATTCGCGCGCCCACTTGTATTCATGGTGCTGCCCGTCCGGGCTGCGTTTCCCGGCTGTGTCGCAGCCGTGACCGTTGTCAATCAGGATAATCATGGTTCTACCTATTTTTGCAGTTCCTCTTCTTTGATAGCCCTCAGCTCCTTGCGGATTTCCGTCTTGAACTGAGCCACTTGGTTTACGAAGTAGGCAGCTACCCCGAAGATGGCCAAGCCGCCGGAAACGGCAATGCCCACGTAGGTATTCACACCCTCGCCCACCCGCTCAATGGTGAGGAACGAGGTGAACACCAGCACAATGGCCGATGCGATGAGCGCGATGGCACTCAGGTACTGAATCCAGTCTTTCGTATTCTGTTTCATAATGCCCAGCATTTATTGTTACCGCAAAGATAGGATGACAGACTGCACAATAAAAATACACTGCCACCCCTTGTGTGGGATGGCAGCGCAGTGATGTGGGACGCTATACCGCTGTCACTCATCCAGGCTGTTGAGCAGTCCGGCGTCGAAATAGTTGCTGTCGAAGCTCCAGAGGAAGGCTTCCAGCTCCCAGTAGATGTGCTCGTTGGCGGCCATGTAGTTGCTGCTGTTCTCAGCATATTGACTATAGTCCATGCCGCGCTTGCACGTCGCGCGGAGCAGCCGTCCCTGTGGGAGGAATAACGCCTGCCACGGATCATTGTGCGTCTTGTTTGGTATATTTGATACCAGTCCGAAGACGGGCAGGTTATTATTGGACAAGTTCAGAACTTCGATGGAACAGCCCAGATAGCTGCGTGCACGCATCATCTCCCGACGGGCTGTCACGCCGCCGTCCTGCATTTCAGTCGTTATCAGGTTGAGGAAGGTTCCCTGGTTCGTGATGGGGTACAGGAAGGGCAGGTGCAGTGACACCGTTTCGGAGGCTTCTATGAGAAGCGTATCTGACCCAGTGATGACGATGCTGCTGCCGACCTTGCGCAGGTTAAAGAACGCGCTGTTTGGGTCTTGTTGCGTGCCCTTGTGTGGGTTTACGTACTGAAGCTGGCTGTCGATTTGTAGGAACCTGCTGCGCAGAATCATGCGCCCGATGGTGTCTGCCGTGATGATTGTCGGCACACACCTGCGGAACCCCGTGAAGAAGCCGTTCTCCAGATAGGCGTTGCGCAGCATCGCGTCACCCGTGAGGAAGTTCAGCAGCAGGTTCGGCTCGAAGGTGTCCGTCGGGTTGCCCGTCTGCACGGGTGCGCCGTAGGTGTTGGGTGTGCCGTCGTTATCGCTGTCAGTGACTCCGTCCACCTGTTCGTAGCCCGTGATGTTGTAGTTGTTGTCCAGGACGCGGTTGCGGCCATACTGGCTATACATGAACTCCTCCCAGAACACAGCCTTGCCGATGGTACCGCCGTTGATGACGGCCAGGAAGGCGTGCAGCGCCGCGGCATGGTTCATGCGTGTCCAGTGTGCAGCGTTCTGTCCCGGGCGTGTGCCTACGGTGGCCGTCCGTGTGCCGGAGGATGGCGGCGTGACATAGAAGAACGCTGCTTCCACCTGGTCATAGACATAGTCCGTCTGTACAGCAGTGGCCGTATAGGTCTTATCAGCCTGCCACACACCGCAAGGAATAGGTATTTGCCCACTGCTTCCCCTGCTGCCAGCAGGCCCGTCATAGACAAAGGGTAGAACGGCTGTGTAGGTGCGGCTACCCACTGTCATGGTCACACGCAGGCGGTTGCACGCCTCCAGCGTCGCCAGCATGTCCTGGTCATTATCCCAGTCCAGTGTGAGGCTCGCCTCACCGTCCTCAAAGCAGTCATCGATGACCGTTACCCATTGACCTGAGCTCCTGTTGTAGCCTTGCATCGCCCACAGATCCGTCTCTTCTGCAGCCATCACCGTGTCTGTGCCGTCCACGTTCTCCACCAGCTGCACCGTCAGGTCGCGGTAGGTCTTGGGCGTGCCGCCCGCCGTGCAGGAGAGCACCGTGACCTCCTGTCCGCCCTGCATCCAGCGGATGCGCCGCTGGCGGTCGGCCTGTTTCTCGATGGGAATCTCCTTCTTTGCCACGTAGGTCGTGGCGTATGTGAGTGCAGCCGGTGCGGTGTCGTAGAGAAAGACCTCGATGGCCGCGTCTGCCGTTGTCACGTTGATGCCGAAGGATTCCACCGCTGTCACAGTGGTGTTATGCACCCTCAGAATGATGGTTCTCCTGCCGTCCTGGTTCCTCACGGCGATGACCACATACATGGGCACAGCCGTTTCCCTCCCGCCCTTGCTGCGGAAGAAGCGGTAGCTGCTGGTGAAGGTGGTGCTGCTTGCGTTCGGGCCTATATATGCCCGCTCGGCGACCGTCTTGATGACGTATGTCACCCCGTCCTGCGGCTTCGCTATCAGCGAAAATCGTGCTCTCAGTGTCTTGTTCATACTTCACCCTCCTCGATATATCTGAGCTGGTTGGTGCTGCCCTCGAAGATGTAGCCGCACTCGTTCACGATGCGCGCGTCCTCAATGGGCAGGAACTCCCGGTTGGGGAACATCCTCTCCAGCTCGCGGATCCAGCGGATGATGCCCTGGTAGTTGCCGTGGAACTCGAAGGCCAGCGTCTTCCCCGTAGGTTCGCCCGTCTCCTTGTTCACCTCCGGCGTGCCTATGAGGCACTTGATCCAATTGTCTTCGCCCCTGCTCTGGCGGATCTCGTATTTGTAGAGGGTGAGCTTCTGCAGGTTTGGCACGTCCTGCATCTTCATGTTCTTGGCGTCCATCTCGCGGTCGATGCGGATTTTCGCTGTCAGTTGTGAAAGTTTCATATCCTGTTCTATTTGTTGCATGATGCGGAAGGTGTCTGCGTGGCGCATGAGCCCGAAGTAGCTGGCCCAGCTGCGGTCATTCGTGGCCTTGCGAGCGCGGTCGAGGGTGGATTTACGCACGAGCGTCACGCCTTTGTTATGGCTGGTGGCGTCCTTGTCTGGGAAGCGGTAGAGGATGTAGCCGCAGATATCCACCCCCTTGTCATCGATGGCCACGATGCGCGCCGTCTGTCGCTTGGCGCGTATTCCCTGCTCATACCACCAGAACTGGCGCACCCGCCACAGGGCGCGGTTGGCCTCCTGGCGGGTGGCAGTAGCGATGAAGGTGTTGTCTGCATAGCGGACGGCCCACTCGTAATTCTCGCGCAGCCAGTAGTCGAAGCTGAGCATGACAATCTGGTGGATGTAGGGGCTTGTGGGCGTGCCGATGGGCAGGCGGCCGTCCACGAAGCCCACGTCCTCACCGAAGTCGGTGAGCCATCGCCAGAAGGCGCGGTCCTGCCACTCGGGAGGGAACAGACCCGCCGCTGATGCGACGGGCACCGTGGCGGACTCCCCGTCGGCGAAACCGACGGGCACACGGCCTGTGGAGGGGAATGCAGGGGCCGGGGAGGGAAGCATGGCCATCACCTTGTCTCGCATGAACTTCATGCCGCGGCGGTAGGCCTTCACTGTCACGTGCTCATAGCATTGCCGCTGATCAGCGTCCACGAGCCAGTTCAGATGCCGTAGGTCATAGAACAGTCGCTTGGCTTCCTTTAGCACGGAGTGCTCCCGCCGCTTGGCCGTTATGCCGTGCTCGGGCAGACAGTTGCGAGCTACGCCCGGGTTCACGCAGTCATAGACCGGCTTCAGCAGCACCAGCCAGAGGTGTTGCAGCAGCAGCGCACTGAGCAGCGGCGCGTCGCAGTGCCGCACCTTGCGGTTGTTGTTCACCACGGTTTTCTTGTAATACCGCAGCAGCTGGCGGTAGCTCCCGTCCTGCATGGCTGTGTACAGCCGCTGCACATTGCCGTCCAGGTCGGCCTTGAAGGCCATGACCGGCCTGGTGCTCTGGCGGCCGCGGAAGGTATCGTCGGCGGCCTGGCGTATGTGCTGCTCAGTGATGTACATGCCCTTTAGAGTTTAGGGTTTAGGGTTTAGAGTTGAGGGTTGAGAGTTTTTTAGGTTTAGAGTTTAAGGCTTGGGCATAGGGCGCCTACCTGTCACGGCCATGTTTGCCGCCGCCACCCTGCGGGTCTTGTATGTTCGCCACTTCCGGGCTGGATGTGACCATGTGCTTTTACGGAAAGCTCCCAAGCATGGGCCGAGCCGGCATAGTTCGCGTTCGTATTAGCCGCCGTGTTGTTGCCATTCCAGTAGCGCGGCGAGCAGTTGCCATTGTTAGCATTGCCACGAAAACGCAGACCTTATGGCCACATCCATCTTTCAACCCCTGTCTCCTGCTTCGGAGGCCACGGTCCCATTGCCGGGCTTGGCAGGACGCCATGGGGATTTGTGAGTGCAAAGGTAACGATTTTCTTGTTTCATTCACCTCATATCAGCAAAAAATAAAATTTTTCGACGGCCACAGGCCGTATTTTACTGCCCTGAAGGCAGCGGCGGTGCGCCGCCGCCACCCCCAGGGCAGGGTGCCAGCCCACTGCGTGGGCCTTTGTTGCGACTGCGTCGCTGGCTGCGCCTTAGCTGCGCTTCCTTATACGAGCCTGGGCCGAGCCGGCAAAGTTCGCGTACGTATAAGCCGCCGTGTGGTCGCCATACCAGTAGCGCGGCGAGCAGTAGCCATTGTTAGCATAGCCACGAAAACGCAGACCTACACGGTAACGGTTACCAATGGTATTGCCCCAGTAGTTGTCCGTATAGCCGTAGAAGCATTCATACGATGACAAACTGCCGCCGTTCTCCAGCTTCACGGGCGTATAACTCTGGCGCTTTTTCGCGTACCCTTCACCTACCTGTGTGTAGCGACCGACAAAGTTTTCCGCCTGTTCAATCAAGGCCAAGTCCGTTCCGAGACTGACAGTCGTATCATGTACCCAGTTACGCTGGTCTGTAATCAGGAATACATTATACGTGTTACCGGCACGGGAGGTCTCCTGTTCCACCTCGCATGTGCCGATGACTTCACAGCCACCCTGGCAGTAGTCGAAGATATCGCCGCTCAGGTTCGCGCCGCCGAACAGGCTCATGCGAAGCAGCACCTCCACGTCGTACTGCACGGCGTTGCCACTCGCATCCCAGGCGCTGACTGTCTCTGTCAGCTCCTTATAGACGCGGACGTTCATGTAGCCCTGTGACAGCGTCTTGGCGTCGGTGACGTTCATGTAGTAGTACCGACCGCCATACATCTCGAACCACACGGGCGAGGACACGTCCGTCGTGGCGGCGATACCGAACTCTGCCGCGAAGCTCGCTGCCAGCTGGCTCTCCATGCACTGCTCTTTGGGGCCATACTGGCTCAGTACGTCGGAGAAGTTGGAACGTTTGCCGCTCGTGTTGTAGTAGAACGGAGTGTTGCTGCTCCACCTGTAATAGGTAAACTCCCCGTTTCCATGCACGCGAGCACGGATGCCGCCGTTCTGGCGCCACTCTGAAAGCGAGGAACAGGAATCGTTTGAGCTGATGCCGCTGCCGAACTGTGTGGCGCGGAAGGGGTTTTTCCGCGAGTACAGCAGCTCCAGTGCAGTGATCAGTGTGTTGCGGGCATGATAACCACCCTCACCGAAGGGCACGGGGCTGTTCACATTGGCATTGTTGTTGCGGGCATAGTTCATATTCGTGATGGCGGTGACGTCGTTCACCCGGGGATAAGTGCGGCCGCTCTGCTTGAACATCTGGCTCACGTTGTTCTGTCCTGCCAGGCCCTTGCAGTTCGTCTCACCGGCCGTGAGGAAGAACAGGTTGCGTGTCTTGTGCTTGTTATCCTCCGTGATGGTGGCCACGGGGCAGGGACTGACAGCCGTCGGTGCCAGGTGGTACTTTGTCAGGTCGATGCCATCCCACTCTGTCACGTCCGTGAACAGGCCTTTCCACACCGTGCCGCTGGCACCCTGCACCTGATCGAGCAGGTACAGGCCCTGCGAGTATCCAATGCCGATGGTCCACTTCGTGTCCGTGCTTTCCCACGGGAGCACGGCATGGGCTTCAACATAGCCGCTGTTACCGTCGCTCTTGTAGAGCTGCGGGGACTGCCAGCCGGACAGCGTGCCGGCATACCAGGGACGCAGGACGCTGCTCACATAGTCCTCTGCATTGTATGAGCCCGCGCTGCAGTACTGGACATAGTTGCCGGAGCCGTTCTTTCGGAAGAGCTCGAGGTTCGCATCGGCCGCCTGTGCAGAGGAGATATGCACCACGGGTGCCCATCCTCCTCCGGCGAAGCGAAGCAGGTTGTTGCGTCGCAGAAGCAGCGGTTCCGTGTCATCGCCCGTGTTGTCTGTCGTGTCCAGCAGGTAGAAGTTCAGGCTGTTGAGCCAGCCCCGGTTACCAATCTTCTTCACCGGCACGATGTCAGAGTTGCCAGCAGTGTAGCCCTCCACGTAGTTGTTTCCTGTCAGCATCGGGTACTTAGGTTCATATTCCACCTCGAAGTTGATGCCCTTCAGGTTGGCCGTCGTGAAGCCTGTCAGCGTGTTCAGGGCCGTCAGCAGCTCAGACCCGTTGATGACCAGGAACTCGCCCGTGCCGATGGCCACGCTTTCAGAGCCGTAGCAGGCATACCATGTCACGTCAAACAGGCTGTCGAAAGTCGTGGCAGAAAGGGATGGTGCTGTCAGCGTCATGTCGTTCACGACGCTGCCGCCGCATGTCAGCAGCAGCCGACGGACGATGCTTATCGAGCTGTTACCAAGGTCAGCGATGTCCAGCGTCGGGTGGCTCAGGCTCACCACATCGTCACGTTGCACGATGGGCAGTGCCACGCGCAGCTTGAAGGACTCCTGCAGGTAGCCCAGGTAGCACTTCGACGGCTGGATGATACCATCATCGTCCACGTATTCGGACAGCTCGCCGTAGGGGATATAGCCCGCCTTGCACACCAGTTCCACATCCTTGATTTTCGCCAGGTTCACCGTCACCTCGCGCGACATGGTTCCGTCGGCGTAGTACTCTGCCTCGAACCAGTCATTGTTCTCCAGCAGGCGGATCAGCTGGCCGTTCAATCTCTGGTACCAGAAGTAGAAGGCGTTGCCCGTGCGTGCCGCGTCGGCCGCAGTGCCGATGGTATGGGCATCCGCCAGCGCCACGGTGCCGTCTCGCAGCTGAACGCGGCATTTCCGTTTCCAGTTAGTCTCCGCCTGGTTCAGCGGGGTCACGATGGGGTTGATGCTACACACCTTTCCGGCATATGCGGTGTTATTGGCCACGGGTTCGATGTTCAGGCTCAGCGCGGAAACCGCGGAAACCGCCGTCGTCAGCGTCTCGCTGGCATCGATGACCTGGCTCGCGCCCGTGCTCGGATTCGTGTAGTGGCCCACGCCGATGATGACGGTGCCGCTCTGGCTCTCAGGGATGTTCTTCTGCACCAGGAGCGAGTTGCCGCTGAGACTGTATCCGTTACTTCCGGATGTGATGCGTGTCTTGGTCCCGGTTCCTGTCACCTCATACCATTCCACGCTCGTCCACTGGATATTGCCCGTGGTGCCCGTGTTTGGGTTTGTATAAGTCCCCACCATGGCCAGCCAGGTGGCGGTCCGGGTGCGGTCCGGTGAATAGACACCCGTGGAGTTGTCGTATATCTGTCTGGTTGTACCGGGTGATGGCAGGATGGCCACCGTCACCGTCAGCGGCTTCGTCATCACCAGTACGTTCGCTCTCTTTCTCATAGCATGATAAATTTTAGCTGTTAGAAATCTCACCGGTGGCATAGCCCGTTACGCTGCCGCCGCATGCCACCACCTGGTCGTATGTGAAACTCACAGACGAATTGGCAGCGTTGGATGTATAATCCGTACCAGCGGTGGCGGCAGTGCCATCCGCTTTCTTCACCGTGAAGGCGACTGTCAGTCCGCTGTCAGAAACTTCATTGTCATCACTGTCCAGGATGACCCCTTGGAGCGTCACTGTCTCATCTTCCATGATGGACTCATAGTTGTGGCCTGATACGTTACTTGTCTCTCGGATATCGATGTAGTACGGGTCGCTTTCGTCCATCATCAGGCCATATCCCTGGTAGGTTTTTCCGTCATACGTCACGTCCACGCGGAACAGTTCAAGTCCCCTCACCTCAGTGTCCGGAACCGTCAGAGTCTTAGTCCTTGGCCCTGAATAACCATTTTGTGAGCTACATTCCGTGGCAGTGCTGCCCGTCATGTTATACCATTGGTAGCTAACCCCGTTGTCCACCTCTTGTTCCTGTGAACTGCTGAAGAGGTGGGCTGTGCACGTGCCTGTACCGCCGTTGACGCCGATGTTTGTCACTTCAACTTCCACATGGTAGCTTGTTCCGCCGCTGGCTGTCTGGATGACCGTTACATTCTCCGTCTCTGTCCGGAACGTCTGCATGGTGTTTCCCTGCACGCGGACTTGTCCTTCCAGGTAGAAAGTGTCATTGTCATCATTCCCGGTGTTGAAGATGTTTTTCACAATCTTGTAATACGTCACGCCGTTTGTATTCCACATCTTAATTGTATTTGCAGGCAGTACACCTTCCGTGTTATAGCGGAAATGATTGGAGTCTTCTGAACCAAACGTCACTTCTGTACCATTCCATATCAGTTTCATGCGTGATGCGTTGCTCGGATTATACGGCTCGGGGATGTAGTTATGACCTTTGTGATCCGTTATTTCAACATAGAATACCGGGCCACCCGAATTACCTGAACCGTTAACTTCTTCCCATGAAGGTTTGCACGTGTTAGCGTCCTTGTCCCAGAACTGGAAAAAGCCACGGCTTGACCCTTCGCGGATTACCTGTGCGCGTAAGGTCATGCCGTTGATGACGGCTGTAAGTCTGAAGCTATTTCTTACTGTTTTCATAACATTATTCTTTATTCGTTAGACAATCATTTCAGTTCTCAGTCCCGCCAGCCTGCATAAGGGCATTCAGGTCTTGGTCATTGACGATTTCTACTGGGCCGTAGCTGAAGCGCGTGTAGCTCAGGTCACGCACGCTCAGTACCGTGCGGCCGTCGGGGAGTTTCGGGTGTTCGGGGAAAATGTGTCGGCTCTCTATCAGAGAGGCGGGCACGAGGATGTGATAATTCATCTTTTCAAACTTTAATAATTAAACGTATATGTTTCAGTTCTCTAAATCCAGTGTTCCAGACACGGGCACCGTGTCATTATAGTCCAGCGTGAGCACGGCATTGAATTCGAAGCTGCATGTCATGCTCTCCATCCACCGGCTGCCGCAGTCCTGTCGCTGATGGCCGGGGCCGTGCTCGATGAGCAGGATGTTGCGTGTCGCGCCCAGCACGGGAGCCCATGCCAGGTCCTCGGCACTCACGCCGCTGTCACGCCCCCAAGACATAGCAGCCATGCCGTTCAGTAGCAGACGCTCTGTTACGTCCGTATCGCCGTAGTACAGGCGGGCTTCTGCCACCACGTTCACATCGTCCACATAGACCACCGTCCGGCTCAGGTCGAACTCTATGTGCAGCTGTCCGCGTCCGTCTGCAGACACCGCGAAGCTGCCTTCCGTATGACTGTTGTCGCCCTTCGTGGCCATCACCGTGAACATCACGCGGCGCAGCAGCCCGCCGATGCCCAGGTCATCGAAGCTCAGCTGGAAGGTACTGCCCACGTTCGTGTGCAGACTGTTCCATGCAGCGTCACCCGTGGCATTGCCGCTGTCGCGCCGCACGTCGAAGCGCACATACTCTGCCGTTATATCGACTCCGTAGCCGTTGACCACGGCGACTGTCACCGTCTCCGTCTCGCCGGGGGACAGCCGCCCGTCCGTGGACTGCGTGACCTGCATGTGGTCCGCGATGCGCTCGAACTGGTCGAAGAAGCCGAAGATGTAGGCATTGCCCAGCACGTCGCCGTAGCCGCTGAAGGGCTTCTGGTAGGTCTCTTCCTCACCCGTGACAGGATTCCTCCGGTGTGCGGGCATGGAGAAGCCGTCCAAGAGGCCCTCGATGCGCACGATGTTGGCGGGCTGGAACTCCCACGTAGTGACGCGGGCCAGACGCAGCGTGTAGTCCCGTGTCTCGTATTTGAACGCCTGGCGCGCCGTGTTCGTCGGGTTGCCGCGGCCGCAGAAGTGCATACCCGCGAAGGGGTGCACGCCGTTGCCGCCGCTGCCACTGCCGCGCAGGGCATATTCGAAGTAGTGGTGGTCACTGTTGTCGCGCCCTTCCGCATCGGTGTCCGGTACCGCCGTGATGCGGAAGTAGATGGTCTTGAATCCCGCGAAGGTGAAGTTGCCGTGCCGGTCATCCGTGTCCGTCGTGGCGTTGCCCCTCACGTCGTGCCAGATGCCCATGCACAGATCATCCACGGCCACGGCTCCCAGCTCGCCATCCTCCAGCTTCATCGTCGCACTGCCGCCCGTGCCGTCGGTGGTCACGCTCTCGATGATGCCGCCGCCGAACGTCTGCCAGCGTGTGCCCACGAAGACCTCCGCACGGTTATACCGCAGCTCCGGCACCTCTAACCACTCCCGCAGACGCAGGGAGTTGATGGTGGCGTTGCCGTCCGCATCGATGTTCCCGCCCCGTCCCGTGAGGTCACCCGCTTGCCAGTTGCCTATCTTTAAGCCCTGCAGGAAGGTGATGACTGCCGCCGCCGTGTCCTCAGACACCTTGGAGAGGAACAGTTCCCGTCCGAAGTCACGGATGAGTGCCTTCACCTCCTCTTCCCTCGTGGCATCGGACATGTAGCGCAGCAACTCAATAAGCGCCGTGCCCACACGGTTAGCCGTGTTGGCGTGGATGCCCCGCTCGTCTCTGATCCTGACGAGCAGCTGCATGAGGTCGCTTATAGGGAGAGCCATGGGGATTTACAATTTGACAATTTACAATTTGACGATTTGCTATTTACTGCAAAGAAAAGCCTAATGGAACAAGGATAAAACTACAGGATTCGCTTCCGTCCCATCAGCGCGTCCACGGCCACCGTCAACATTCCCTGATAGGCGGTGCCGTAGGCCGCCATCTCCATCTCATCCAGGACGTGGCGCATACGGGCATACTTGCGGAAGAACCAGTCGCGGGCATCGTGGGGATGACCGCCAGCCACGCGACCGCCCCATGCGGGGCCTACTTTTTTCTCTTTGTCAAGGCCATGTCTCTCTCGGTACGCTTCACCACCTGGCAGCAGGAACGGCAGCTGTCCGCTGTTCCACGTCCCCTCACCGCCACGACTACTCACGAAGGTACGCCCCAGGCTGTCTGTATATCCCTCCCCGAACTCGCGGGCCACACCATTGCTGACATAGATACCATAGACCAGGAAAGAGTGCTCGATGGTGGTCACGGGTCCCGTGTGTACCATGCCGACGATGCTGGCGCGCAGCGCGCCCGTGTCATGGATCCGCAGCTTATCCATGCGCTCCTGCCAGTAGCGCACCTGGTTCTGCGTGATTTCCTCTTCCATCGCCTGAATCTCCCGCAGTGTCCTGGGGAGGTTCTTGCGGCGTTTGCCCCGGCGTTCTTCCGCCAAGCGTTTCATCAGTCCCATAACCTTTCAGTTTTCAATTTTCAACTCTCAACTCTCAACTCTCCTCCCAATCACCATCCTCGTATTTGAGATCCGTCGGTTCATCGTTCTGGAGTTGGAAGAACAGCCCCGTGGCTCCGTTGAAGGAGTAGCGGCCATATTCGTTGCTATAGACGTTGCCTGTACCGAGGTACATCAGGGCCTGGCCGTACTTGTAGGTCTCCTTGTCCCGTATCACCTTGGACAGGAACTGCCTGAAGATGGTACGGCACAGGCGCAGGGCACGGTTGTAGTCCTGCGCGTCGCCGTACTTATACCCGGCGATGATGTGGACACAATAGACGTTGCGGTCGAACCATCCCACCTTGTTGCTGAAGGTGTTCTTGCTGGTGGTGTCATCCACGAAGATGAAGTTCTGGTACTGGCGATAGCCCGCCATCATCGGTTCCAGTGCGCCGGGGCCGCTGCAGTAGTCCACCTTGAAGTTGTGCTGGCGGGCCAGCTTGTTCTTATTGCCCAGCTCGGTGAAGTAGGCCAGGGCATCAAATTGGGTCTGTTCCATATCTCTAAACTCTAAACTTTCAACTCTCAACTACCCATTCGGGTACTTGCGGCGGAACTCCTCGGCCTCGCGGGCCTTGGCATCCAGCTCTGTCAGCGCGCGCCAGCAGTCCTTGTCATACACGGCCTGTTCCTTGGTGATGTCGCCGTCGGTCAGCGCACGGATCTGCGCGTTCATCTGTTCCAGAAAGTTCACGGCCTTGCCCTGTGCTACAGGGGCGGGCTTGAAGAAGTGGGGAAAGAAGCGGTGCATCTCCTTCTTCACGTAGGAGTACCACATAATGCAGCCCGTCAGTTCCGCATCATCGATGGCCGTCACTCCGCCCGGGTAGAGCAGCTGTGCCAGCTTCAAGGCCATCGCGGTCATCTTCCTGTCAAGGTATATCTGGTAGTATTTCTCCATCTGCAGGTAGTCCCAGAAGCGTACACCGCGCAGCAGAGCATGGACAGCCTTGAAACCCTGAATGCTCTCCAACCGCACATTCATCGTCTCGTAGCTGTCCACATACTCCAGCTGCCGGATCATGTCCTGCACCTGCCACGTCTGAAGGAAGAACGAGTGACGCTTCCGTTTCCCGTTGGCAGAACAGACGGGAACGGAACACGCCCAGCCGCCGATGCTCTTCTTCCTGACCTCTATGCCGGTGAAGCGCAGCAGCATCAGCGTGCGGCCCTCTACGGAGTTATACATGCCGCAGCCGATGATGTGCAGCGCATAGCGCAACTGTTCCTGCGTCATCTCGGACCAGGAGCGCGGGCAGGTGAGGTGCAGCACACCGTCAGCCGACAAAGTGGAAGGCAGTGTCTTCGGCATGGTTCTCGTAGGGTTTGAAGTGGTTCAGGCGGTAAGCCTCGCTGTCAGCGTAGGCGGGATATCTTGAGAGGTCTGCTTCCAGCCGGTTGATGAGCTGCATGTAGATCTCCTCCTTCAGGCGGGTGTTCTGCGCGATGCAGGCCCCGATGAACTGCTGGCAGAGCAAGACGATGGTGACGTTCTGCGAAGCCAGGGAATGGGCTGTCAGCTCTGCGATGAGTTCGTCCATATAGGCATTGCCCAGATGCTTGCGCAGGAAAGCGTCGGCCGCCATCACCGTGGGGTAGTTCACATCCCAGTCCTCGGGCTTCGGGTGGTTGATGCCCGCGAACTGTTCCAGCTGCTGGATGCAGAAGAACAGCGTCTGCACTGTCCACTGGCGCTGGGGTTGCTGGTTCCATCCGCTGACACGGAACAGGCGGTCGAGCAGCGTGCCCAGCAACTGTCGCTCCTGTCGCCGCAGCTGGCCGTCGAGGGCATCCACGCGCTGCTTGCTGGCAGGTACTGTGTCATTGGTTGAAACAACTCCGAAGCCGGTGCCTGTCAGTACCAGGTCCAGGCTCCGCATCTCGCTCAGGAAAGCGCGGACACACGCCAGACGCTTCACCGTCTGAACGAGCACGGCATCACCCGATGCCGACGCGCCAGACACCGTGGCCGCTGCTTCCACGGCCTGAGTGCCCACATCGCCCAGCACCTGGCTTTCCAAGCAGGAAAGCTCGTTCTGTATGGCATCTTCCATCACATCGAAGATGCTGCCGCTCGGTTCACGTGCCGCTGGCACCGCCCGCTCAAAATCATCCTTGGTTATTTCCAGATTCATGGCTGTCTGTCTTTAAGTCAAATTCCTTATTCTTATCCAGTGTGGTCATCTCGATCATCGGCACGTCGATGTCATACCGCTCATCCCAGCCGTTGAAGTGCAGCATCACATGGTAGGGCACTTCCATCACGTCGTGCCAGGCTTTCTCAAGCGACTGTTTCAGGTTGAACAGCTCGCGCTTGTCAGAGCCGGAGTTGTTCATCTGGCTCTTGCCCGGCGTGGCACCCACCATGTTCGGATGCACGCCCATGGCGAAGCACAGGGCGTTGCTGGCTTCCACCAGGTCGTCGGCCCAGTCGCCGCCCTCCTTCTTGCTGTCGCTGCCCAGCGTGTAGATGCGCACCATGCGAATCTCCTTGCCGTCTATCACCGTGTCATACGACGTGATCCACGCCTTGCCCGCATTCTCCGGCTTGGTGCAGAAGTCGGTGATGTTCTCGCGTTCCCGCTTGATGCGTTCCTTGCGCTTCTCGGGGTCGGTGATGCCTTCCTCGTTGCAGACGTTGTTCCAGTAGTTCTTGTGGATCTCTATCTGGATGCGCGGCGCGGCGGTGTTCTTGATCATGAACCGCTTGCCCGTGCCAATGAGGCGGTAGATGTCATACCACGCATCCAGGAAGATGCTGAAGTAATACGGCACGGGGTACAGCGGATTGCCGATGGTGGGCACGCGGCACACGATGGCAAAGCTGCGGTCGGAGGTGGTGGCCTTGGTAAGTCCCGTCTCAGGATCCGGCTCGCGGCCCAGACGCACCAGCAGGTCGCCCAGGGGGTCTGTGTCATCCAGCAGCGGGAACACTTTTGCCCGCTCCGGCACGCCTTTGCGCCAGTTGGCCACGATGACGTAGGGCGAACGCCCGGTCTTGCGGTCACGGGGTGCGAAGCGGCAGTGGCACGCATCCTTGTGGCGCAGCTGCACAATCTTCTTTCCGTCACGGCTCAGTGTCAGCACCATCACCGAGAAGAAGAAATACTTCATGTCGGTGGCCTGCTCCCAGAACTGCAGGTGGATGGCGTTGCGCATACAGAAGTTGCGGATTTCAGGGTCACTGGCACGCCGGGGCTTCCTCGACGCTGGCGTGCTGGACGCGGTGGCCCGCTCAAAGAACTGCAGGCCCTGCCCATAGCAGGTGAGCGTGTTGAAGTTCTGGCACTGGGCCGTCACCATGTTACGGCCAATCTTCGTCTGCACGTCGTAGGGCAGCGTGTTGTCACCGCCCCATGGGACATACTCATATTGTTTGCCGCCTATGCTGATGGTCTGGCCGTGATCCTCGTCCTCGGCCTCCGAAAACATCTTGTCACTGTCACCGTCGTAGTGCGTGATGAACTCCGACTGTGCACCTTCCACGGCATCCACCACCGAGGAAGGCATTACCACATATTTCTCGTAGTCGCCCCTCTGGCCCACTCTCAGCAAGTCTTGTTTCTCTTCCATATCATTCGTAAAATTCGTGTAATTCGTTGTTCAAAGATACACACTCAGTCCGTTCACCTCGAAGATGAAGATGTCCGGCACCGTCCGTATCTGATTGCTCACGGGGTTGATGAGCTTGTGCCAGCCCTTCTTCCAGCTGGAGCTGCTCACATACCAGCCCCGGTACTCCAGCACGTTGCCCGTCTGTCCCTCCCACACCTTCAGGTTCACCGTCTGCCGTCGCTCACGTGCCAGGTCCAGAATCTGCATGGCCTCGTTGATGTGTATGGCTTTCTTCATATCAGGTTTTGAGGTAATGAGGTAATGAGGTTTTGAGGTAATGAGGTTTTGAGGTAATGAGGTTTTGAGGTGATGAGGTTTTGAGGTGATGAGGTTTTGAGGTGATGAGGTGATGAAACCTTATAACCTTACAACCTTATAACCTAATTAAATGTATTATCAAAGGTATTGTCGAATATCCTTCCCGCTCTCAGCAGCTGCACCACATTGTGGTTGCGCTGGGCATACTGGTAGGTGAAGGTGAAGCGTGGAATCTCGGCATCGTCGTTGGTGTACGCGCTCTTGGAGTCGGTGATGAGCAAGTCTTTGCCCACGTTGGGGTTGCCGTCATAGAAGTTCACGATGCGCACCGAGTCGGAGCGGAACACGTCATCCCACCAGTTGGCCATGGCCGTGGTCAGCGGCCCCGTGTCCGCCTTGAAGGCCCGCGTCTCGTCAATCTTGTAGTTGCGCTGGAGCTTCCCCACGTAGGCCGTGCTTCGCTTGTACGAGGGATCCACCTTGTGTATGCCCGTGCAGTAGGCCAGCTCGTCCAGGCCGAAGCTGTTGACGAAGACGAGGATCGGCGCACAGTCCGGCTGCGTGAGGTCTATCTCGTAGTCCTGCGTGCGGCTGCCGGCGGCGATGGTGTAGCCCGTGAGTGTCTTTCCTGCGGTGATGAAGTTGTCCGGCGACACGTTGAGCGTCTTGTAATACGTCCCTGTCTGCTCTGCCGACACGGGGAATGTGGCCGTCGTGCCGTCGCTGTAGCGTGCCGTGCAGGTGGGCGTTTCCGTACCTCCCATGCTCAGCAGCTCCAGACGGCCCGGTGCCGTCGTCTTCGTGCCCATCAGGATGGAGAGGAAATGATTCGTCAGGAAGTCCTCGGCTGTCTCGTCGCCGAAGTCTGCCTGGCAGTAGGTCACCAGCGCACTCTCTGAGAGCAGCTGTGTGCCGTCCTCCGTGGCCGCTGCGATGGAGAGTGCCACTGTCTGCCGCTGGCGGGCGTAGGGTGTCACCAGTTCGCACAGATCCTCCAGCGTGACAGCCCCGTTAACAGGGTACAGCCATTCGTCATAGACCGTCTCGCTGTCTATTGTTATCACCACGTGCGCTTTCTCTGTCGTACCGAACGTCACGTCGGGGATGCTGCACGAGAATTCCTTTGCTCTGAGTGTTGACATTGCCTTTGTTTTCCGCAAGGCCAGTGCAATCCGAGTGCAGAGAGCTTGTTCTTTGCCGAGGTGCAGCCTGGTCTCGCAATTTCATTGCAAAGGTAGCAACCACACGTCAAGGCTAAAAATACAGAGGGCGGCACATCATCACGACGCACCGCCCTCCAAACAATGTAAAAAAATGTAGGTCTCTCTGTCTATATCATCCGCCAGATGGCCCAGATGACGGTGCCATCCTGCTCGGTGGTGGTGCTGTAGCCATGCTCCAGCATGTAGCCCACGATGTCGCCCGCCGCAACCGTGTACATCGACTGCAACTCATCCTGGATCTGCTGCGTTGTCTTGTTCTCCTGGAGATAGCCCTTCTCAGGCAGATTCGTCCTGAACGTGAAGTAACCATCCAGCAGCTGCTGCACGAACTTCCCCTCATTGCTTTCGGGGTCGTTGCTAATCTCTGTCCGGCTCATAACCCAGTATCTTTTCAAGTTTCTCGAATTGCTCGCGCAGCAGCTTCAGCTCGTAGGCGAAGCGGAAGAGATAGTCCAGCCGACCCGTCAAGTCCTCGTGTGCCACCTTCTGGATGGCATCCTCGGCATCTTGCAGGTGGACGATGTTCATGTCCAGGTTGCCGGCATCGCACAGCTCGTTCACAGCCTGAACGACCTCGGGGGTCATCTGAATAGCACTCATACCTCACCTCCTTTCTCTCCCTCTTCGTGGAAGCACGCCCCGGCCACGAGGAACGCCGCCAGCGTCAGCAACGCCTGCGCCACCGTGTCGGCACCGCTGGCCAGCACCATGCCGCTGATCAGCGCCACACCCCCGACGGCGTGGCGGTGGGTGAGTGCGGTGCCCGTGGTTTGCTCCACTGCGACCCGCAGCCTCGTAAAGACTGCGGGCACCTTTAATAAAATAGCATTTCCCGCTAATTGATTAGCGTTACTCTCACTTTCCTTCCATTCAAGGAAAGTTGCAGGCTGAACCTGCCCGAATTGAATTGTCTGTTGCATATTGCATCGTATTGTAGACCTGCCAGCGTACCGCACTGGCGCAGAGACAGAAAAACGGCTGCACATCCCGTTGTCTACAATACGATGACTCACCCGAGGGCAGTTTAGTATTACGAGAAGGCAGCCGCTATAGGGTTGCATTGTGGGCAATAAAAATGCCCAAGCATTGATGCTGAGCGTCTGACGTGCGCCCTGACGGATGGATTACCATCGTATTGTAGACGGTGCAAAGGTAAGGCAAAATCGTGGAACGTCCAAGAAAAAAGGGAAGAAAGTGAGGGATGAGAGGTAAAATAGGGGTAAAATGAGGGTGAAAGCAAGAAAAAAGTAACGAAAAAGAAACTTTTTCATCCAAATACTTGCATGAATATAACTTTTTCGCTACCTTTGCACCGTCAAACCGGGAACGGTGCGACAAAAGAGTTCTTCAACATCATGAAAAGAAGTGAACTTGAAAAGCGGATGACAGAACTTGGCTACAGGTTCGTCCGCCATGGAAGGAGGCACGACAAGTGGGTGAATCCCGCCAACGGGATTGCCGACTGGGTGCCACGTCACGCGAGCGAGATTGCCACCGGCACCGCGCTCAGTATCCTGAGAAAGCTGGCTGGGGAGTAGTCCCCAGCCGCTTATTCACTCTCATTCAGATAGCGAAGGACTCTTTTACCCTGAACTGACTAAACAACAGATATGAAGATTACAGTCACAATCAGCCGTGCGGGCGATGGCAGTTTCTGGTGCCAGACAGAAGAACCTATTTATGACAGTTATCTGTCTTCAACAGGTTCAAGTGTGGCCGAGGCAAAAGAAGACCTACAGGTGTGTCTGGAGGATGCCTTGGAGGATTTGCGTGAACAGGGCAAAGAAGTGGGCCCTGTGGAGTTCACCTACAAGTATGACATGCAGTCCTTCTTCGACTACTTCTCATTCCTGAATATCTCCGAGGTGGGCAGGCGTGCAGGTATCAATCCGTCACTGATGCGCCAGTATGCTACAGGTGCCAAGATTGCCGGGGAGAAGACCTATGGCAAGCTGTCTGCCTGTATGAGCCATATAACAGAAGAGCTGAAAGCAGCAACCTTCTGAACCACACGATTCCGTGACGTGCCACCTTGTGGCTTCCCGGTTCGTTGTATTTCATGATAAAAAGAACTTTTGAACGCCCTCCGCTGTGAAGCAGGGGGCGTTCTTCTGCGCCGCTTCCAACGCCCTGGGAGCGGCGCAGGGTGATTTCATAATTTTTCCCCCACTTGCCATCATCGCGGCAGCACCTGTGGCAAGTCTGCTTTTGGGCATCGTTACCCGTGGCAAGTCGGACGAAAATGGCAGCAAGTGCCGCCCGTCGGCACAGAAAAGGGTGGCAAGTCAGACACGTTTTCCGGGAATTTTCGGGAAAATTCCACTACCCTCCCGCCCGAAACCCTGATTCTTTGAGGGGTTTCGGGCCGCGCGGCGCGCAAAAAGGGGAAAGAACGCTCTTCCCAGCCCCCACCGCCCTACGCCCGCGAGCGACTTGCCCGACTTGCCATAGCGGAATATGTAAGGGATTTTCCTTTGTAACATAGTTGCAGGACGTGCCGAGTGTCGCAGCAGCCCCACCGACACGTGAGCCGCCCGCATCCGCGGTCAAGGCCAGCACCTTCACGGTCAGGAACTGGCCGTGCCATGCAGGGTGGCACGATGTCCCAGCCCCGGCATATCTGGCACCGTGCAGTGCAGTGGAGCATCAGCCGTGGGATGTGCCTGGCAGTCACGTGGCGGTGGTGCCTGGGGGCATGTGCCGGTGTGAGTGTGATGACTGTCACGCTCTCTCCGGCACGAACCACCACATGACAGCCGACAAGGCTCTTCCCACGGCTCATGTGCAACGTAGCGGCACGATGCCGGATATGCTGGGGCGGGTGTCATGGTGCGCGTCCTGTATGGTGAACGTGAATAAAGCTGGCGGTGACCGCCGCCTGTGTTGCAGCATGAGCGTTCAGGTGCGCAGGGGTTCGGGGGCGGGACAGAAAAGAAAAACATCGCGCCCGCCGTTCCCCGGGCATGAGCATCGCTCACGGCTCAGGGTGGGCGGGGTACGGCGGGCGTGATACCGCTGCATGTCACTGGTGAGTGACGGATCCGGTTAAGCTGGTTTTAACCTGCTTAATCAGCCTTTGCTTTGCAGAAAGCCCTTGTCTTGGCAAGGAACATAGCTCCCACGACGCTGGCACCCACGGCTTGCATGGCACCGATGAACGCCCTGGATGACTGTCCCGTCGTGTAGATATCATCGATGACCAGCACCTTCTTACCTCTGAAATACTCCGCATCGATATGCACGAAGCGCTTGATGTCGGTGTGCAGCTCATACTCCCTGGTGATGTGTGCGCGTTTGCGTGAGCCGCTCACCTGTACGTGGTCGAATCCATCCACAGCGCCCGTCAGCCGGCACAGCTCGCAGGAGAACCGCTTCCAGCGCCGCACGTGTGCCGCCCTGGTGCTTGCCGGGATGCACACGATGACCACATCTGCCAGCTCCGTGGCAGCCAGTGCACCAGCGAACTGCTGTGCTGCCCAGTGTGTATAGACGTTGCGCCCGTCCTTGAAACCGATGATCATCCGGCTGATGTCCTGCTGCTCAAACGTAGCCCGATGCAGGAACCGCTGAGGGATGTAGTCAAACAAAGCGCACTGTAGCATGGCCTTGACATTGAGAGGTGAGACACATGAATGGGGCCGCCTATGCGGCAGCCTCCTTGCTTTCGACACATCCGTCCTCTGCGGGCATCTGCTGTGCCTCCTTCTGTCGTGCCATCTCCTGCTGGAGGTGTGCGATGCTCTCCATGGAGATCTTCACGCCCGTGTTTTTTTTCAGCATGAATGCAAAACGCAGGGCTTTGAGGGGGTTCTTGCAGTACTGTGCGCATGTTTCCCCGGTGATTGACACCTGCCAGACCATGAACTCTGAGCGGTTCGACTTGACCTGATTGACGATGATCATTTTCTCTTCCATAGTAGTGTGACTGTTTACAGGGTGATACATTGTTGTTGACTTAGCACATGTGATAGACCTCGATGTAGGTGATTTCCACGCCCAGGCTGTAGGCATACTGCTCGGCCAGCTCAGTGGCATCGTGGAACGTGTCTGCTTCGACCTCATATTCGTAGCTCTCGCCGTCTTCCGTGTTGATGACTGCCTGGTAGAGGTCCCCGATGAAATAGCGTTTGCTATAGAGGCGTGTGTTGCTGAAGATGGATGTCTGGACATTGTGACTCATTGCTGTAAGTTGTTTAGATGGTTTAACTTGTGCCCCTTGGGGCTTTTCGATTTTTACGTGCATAGAAGAGCCAGCAGGAAGAAGGCATGTAAATGCAAGGAATGTCCAGCAAATTTTGTGGAATACCCCATTTTACCGGCATCGGCAAAATGGTGGAAGGCTGCCGCCAAATTTGTGCAGCCATAACGCAGAGGTACTTGCAGAATGCCGCCTGCGCTACCTTTGCAAAGTAAAAATGATGAAGCCCGGCAAGGGGACCGCCACAAGTGCCATGAACAACGGCATGAGTCTGTGCAGACATCCATCAACACCCGCACTCAGCAAGTACCAGGACAAATCACGGGGACATCACGGGGCAGTCTGTGCCGTGGCCGGAGAGAGCCGTGTGCGGTTGAAGCCCAACCGATATAGCCACACTGGACGTGATAGCACTGCGCCCATGGGCGGCCAGCGCACCTGCAGAGGTCAACAGTGCATGAGTCCATGGAAAAGCCACCGCCAGTCACACGCATGGACGCGAACAGAAACAATAACAGTCAGACAAGCAGAACCGCAGGAAACGCTTTTGGCAGGACACCTACAGAAAAGGAAAACAGGCGGGAGCATCACTGCTGCCACCTGCTCGTCATGAATGACCCAAAGATGAAAAGTACAGGGGAATACCTTTGCAAAAGAGAGCATCACCCTCCAAAGTAAGAGGTGAAGCCGGTGGAGGGCTGCAGGGCGTATGCCGGGATGAATTTCTCCACGCCGATGCAGAGGGTGTCGAAGGCATCAGAGCCGTCGGTGCGGGCCTCGAGCTTATCCTCTTCTGTCTCGGCCAGCTTCTCGCCTCGCTTGTCTTTCTTGTCGTTGTAGATGGCGGCGGTGGTGATACTGAGTAAGAGGTCTGCATTGTTATCCCGGTTGATAAAGACCTGATGGGCGGCCTTGCCTACGAACATGCGGTTAATGAGGTGGTACTTATCCACATGGTGCATGGGGTTGCGGATGTACGTCTGCTCCACCACCCATCCGGCCGACAGCAGGAGGTTGGTGATGAGAATATAAAAGTCCTCGTTCTGGTTGGCACCGTAGCCCTGTCCCTTGAAGGTGGAGTCGAACACGAAGTACACCTGACGGTTCTTGTGCCAGGCATAGTAGGCATTGAACATGGCCACGAGCGTGTCGATGGTGTCGTACTTCACGTAGAACGACTTCAGCACATAGAGCTTGCCGTCGATGCCCACCTGCCCAACGACGAGCCAGTTGATGTTGGTGTTGGCATCGAAGGCTATCACCAAGGGGGCGTTAGGGTCACAGTCAGCATCCAACCGGCAGTCATCGGTCAGGCTGCCCACCTGTTGCAGGTTGAGCGTCGACGTATTGGGAGCCGTATATAGATTCACGGCCTCGCGCATGGAGCCATAGAAGCCATCCCTGGCAATGCCGATGTGCTTGCACATGATACTGGTGGCAAAAGTCAGCGGCGGCAGGTCGCGCTTCATGCGGCGAATAAAATCCTCGCCCAGGATGGCTATGTTGTAGATACTGGGATAGCGACAGTAGAGCAGCGTGTTCTTCCGGATAATGAACAGGTCGCGCTCTATGCGCTTCAGCTCCTGCTCATAGTATTTCAGACGCTCAGGGTGCTCCTTCATGCGCTGCTTCACCTTCCATCGCTCATAAACCAGCCCCTCCAGGCATTGTTTCATTTCCGGGTCCATCTGCTTTTCGTAGTTCATGAACCACGAGCCTTTCTTGGTGGTGGCCGTGTCGCAGGTAATGGTCATTCCGTGGTGCAGGTGGCATTTACGGAAGTACATCTCGTTGCCACGGTTGGTCTGCATGGTCTCGTTTTTCAGCTTCTCATAGTCTACGAACTTCGCTTCGTCTATCAGGACGTGGTCTATAGACATACCATTACTCATTCCCTCGCGGTCCTGGCTGATAATCTGGCAGACGCTGCCGTTGTAGAAGCCGATGCAGTTCTCCCAGTTCTGAGGGGTGAAGATGGGGTCTTTCCATTTCAACGCCTTCCATGGCTTTTTGCCCACGGTGTAGTGGATGTCGCGCTTATAGCCCCATCGCTCCCAGTGTACCAGGAGTGATGGCAGTGTATTAGTGAGGCACTTCTTATAGGATGGAGAGACGAAGCCGGTGCAGGATCCTGGCATGTACTGGAACACCTGCATCAGGCGAGTGGCATCAATGAGGCCCTTGCCGGTACCACGCCCCATCTCGCCCACGAAGTCGCGGGGTGACATAAACAACGGGTATAGCTGTGCATCATTGAAATATTGCTTCTGTTTCTCGGCCATGACTATTCCTCCTTATCATCGGTCGATGGCACCTCAGTGTATTCAGCATATTCGTCATCCTTCGAAAACTGCTTGATGAGTTTGTCGCGGCGAGCACGCAGGTTCTTGGGTGTCTTGATGCCCAATACACTTGGGTCATCCGTAGGCTCCAGCTGCAGCGGCACAATCTTTTCAAAGGCCATGTCGGGCGTGTCCGGCTTGTCCGTCTGGTTGTTCAGGATGTAGTTCTTCTGCATCGAGGCCACCGCCCGCCAGTCACCATCCCGCCGTGCGGCGGTGCGGTCTTCCTCGATCATCTGGTTCACGCGCCAGCGGGCAAACTCCTTCGTGGTGGCTTCCAGGTTGCCGATGAGGACTTTCAGGATATGGATATCGTCGTAGGCCTGGCTCTTCCCCACCTTGAAGAGCTGCATACAGCGAGTGACCAGTTCCTTGGGCGAGGTGCTGGGATAGGAGCGCCAGTAGCTGCTGAGCTCGCGCAGCCGCTCTATGCGCTGGATGGTATCTTCCGGCACCAGCTGCTGGCGCAGCTCATCGGAACTGACAGGAAGATACTCGCTGTACTGGTCTATGTTAACGGGGACACTCATAGTTCAATGTCACGTGTCATTCTCCTAAGATATACCCTACATGCTTCATCGGCAGCAGGGCTACCGGCATCTACCAAGTCGATGTTCTGCTTGCGCAGGCGAAGGGCAGTCTCTGAATAGCCCTTCATGAAAGCACGTCTGGCTGGATTGCCTGGCGTGTTGATATCGGTTTTGAACTCTGTTTCGTCAAAATCCAATAGTGCGGAAATCTCCGCTGGGGGAGTCAGTTGACTGGAGAGGTCTTGTATTTTGGTCAGTAAGTCGTTGGAATAGTCCATTTAATTGAATCGAATTGTTATCAACCAGTTCGCGGAAGCCGCAATACTGCTCATAGAATATTTCTTGGGAAGTGGTGACCAGCGTACATTCAGCACGGTCGCCGTATGTCTGGTTCTGACTGCTGATGACTGTCACCGTCCACCGGTCATTCTGCACCAGTACCACCTTCGAGTGGTTCTGTCCCAAGTACACAGCATCGAAGTTCTGCTGCATCTCCTTATAGAGCTTGTATGTTTTCTTCGATGCTTTCAGGTCGGCCAGCAGGACGGATTTCAGTATCAGGCCTTTTTTCTTCAGGTTGTAGAAGCCACGCAGGAAGGCATCAGACGTGGAAAACGTCGAGACATACACATCAGCCGGCCCCGTCTGCTCCAGGATCCGACCCAACAGTCCCAACGTATGAAGGCCACGCCCCAGATGCGACTGCAGAGGGTGCGTGGCCAACTATAAAAATAAAGATAGATTATTATTCTACATCAACACCTACATACATTAGGCGAAGTTTCAAGTCATCGCCCATTGGCTCTTTTGCTGCTAAAAGCATATCTACACGCTGTTGCAGTCCCTGAAGCAGTTTGTCTTTGTCACCTACACCAGACTCCAGCTTCTTCAAAGTCTTGCTGATGTAGGAGCGGGCACTACTGATGTCCTTCGGAATTTCCTTCTTAGGCTTTGCTGATGCCTTCGCTTGTACCGATAGCCAGCCTGGCTGATGTTCCTCAATGAGAGCGACCAGTTCAGATTCTCGCATGACTTTCAATTGAGGGTTGGCCTTGACTCTTTCGTTCAGTTCTTCTATAGCCTTATCTGTCGAGCCGTCACCAACAACCACTATTTGGGGAGCGATTTTGTACTCATGCCAATATGGTACGCCGCCAAAGTCCTCCATATAGCGTATGGCATTACTCTTGTTGCCTATGGTTTTAAATCGGCCTACTACGTCAAAGTACTTGCCACGAAAGGGATTTGCCTCGCTGACACGCAAACGTGACTGGGGCATCCCCATCTTGTCCCATGGCAAATGTTCCAGTTCGCAATTCTCAAAGGCGAACAGCACAGTGATGGCTTCATCATCGTATAGGTTGTTGGCTTCAACAATGGCTACGCCTACCTTGTCAAATCTTTCACTGACATCATAACACCGTCGTGCTGGCACATAGCCAATGGTTGTGCCGTCCATCGTAGTCACGCGGATGGCGCTCTCATCTCTGGGATTGTCACCCTCGCGCACCAGCAGCACAATGTTGCCCGGATTCAGTTCCTCAGCCTTTTCCTGTACTCTCGCCCCACGATAGCGAGTACCAAGAATATCAAAGCGGTAAAAGGTGTCCTTACCCCACGGCAGATAGGTACTGGGATAATACTTATAGTCTATTTCACGGTAGGCATAGAAACGCAAGGTGGCATCAATGAGCAGGCGCAAATCTTCCTCGTCGTCTGCATAAAGCGTTGACCGCTCTTTTAGCGCACTGTTGCTGACAACGACCTCCACACGTTCACCTTTATCCCTAATAGTTCCAACTTGATTGTTGAGACTGTAGAATTCTGTCATTGGCTCCATCATCAATGAATTTGCAAGTAATGGGTGCAAAGTTACAAAAGTTTAGCGAGAAAGTGGAAAATATTTCGTACTTTTGCACCCAGTTAGAACAAATAAAGCATAACAGAGCAATGAAACACTATTTTTTCTATCCGCTATTTGCGGTTTTTGCAATGGCATTTTTTTCATGTAGCAACGATAGCGGTGAGAATGATGGCAGCGGTAACACTACCGATATTGCCGTGACTGGACGTATAACGGAAACAGGTATGACCTATGCGCTGGCCGAGGGCTACGTCAACCTTGACAAGCTGACTGCCGGGTACGAAAGCGCAGAGATTGGCATTGGTGTAAAGTCATCAGACAGTGACCGTGAGCAATACTTCAAAACCCAGGGCGTTGAGGGACGTAAGATTAGCGTTATGCTCTCCTCACTCAATCCTGCAACGACTTACACATTCCGCACTTACGTCAGGATAGGAAGCATCTATCAGTATGGCGAGCAAAAGACATTCACCACCAAGGAGGGACGTGGCATAGCTACCACAGGGACAGCCAAAGATATTGCCTTGTTCTCAGCAAAACTATCTGCCGATGCCAATTGGGAGGGGCTTGGCGACAAAGAGAGCATAAGCGTGGTTATTGGTTACTCTCAGAATCGTGAAGAGCTAACAACAAGCGAATCTTTGGTGAAATACAATTACTACACTTACGAGTATTCTTTTAGACAGGGTACGGAGGAAAGGGGCTTTTTCGTCAGCAATGGCCGCAAAGCGACGCTGGAGCAGGAAGTTAATCAGCTCGCTGCTGGTACACATTACTATTATTGCGCGTTTACTATGCTTGGCAGCACAATCATTGCATCCGACATCAAGGAGTTTTCAACTCCTGACGCTACGAAGTATGTCATAACTGGTAGTGCGTCTGACATCAAACAATGTACCGCAACGGTTGATGCACGTTTCGACTTGACAAGCCTTTATGGCTCAACAGACGAGACGCTGTCATACTCCGTGATATATGCTACAAGTGCAGAAGAACTGGCAGTCGAAAATAAACGGGTCGAAGTCGTGACAGACGGAGGCAAGACGACTCTTTATCCATTACTGCCCAATACCACATATTACTATCAGACCAAAGCCCGAATAGGCGACAATCATATAGCTCTTGGAGAAGTAAAAACTCTGACAACCAATGACATTCAGCATAATGGGGCTGTTGATTTAGGCACAAGTCGCAAATGGGCTACGTTTAACATTGGCTCAAATAGTCCAGAAATGGTGGGCAACAGATATGCTTATGGCGAAATGGATACAAAGGATGACTTCTATCCAGGAAATTACGCTTACAATTTGAATGATTTAAGTTCCTCGGCTTATCGTCCAAGGAACTATGACAATAGCGGAACTGAATTTGACACCGCCACACAACTTTGGGGAGATTCTTGGCGAATGCCTACCACAGAAGAGGTTAATGAATTGAACAGCAAATGCAAATTCTTAGAGGGCAGTTATAATGGTACTAGAGGACACTTTGTGACATCTGAAAATGGTAATGCAGTATTCTTCCCTGTTAGCAATTCTGGACTAGGCACCTATTTGACAGCAAACTTTAATACCATCAGAATTGGTCAATACTCCGTGAATTGCTATTTTGTTTTAGACAAGGTTTATGTACATGAATACAATGCCTGGAACGGCTTTTTCATAAGACCTGTTCAATGAATTGTAACAACTAAACAAAATGCCGCAGCATTCTCAAAGAAAGATGCTGCGGCATTTTGTTTAGTAAAGTAATACGACAAGACAGAAAATCGCTATTCATCGCCATTGCCACCGCCACCATCGCCAGAAGAATCTCCACTTCCACCGGTGGTGTTTCCGCTGCCACCAGTAATGCTTCCACTACCGCCAGACGTGCTACCACTGCCGTTTGAGGCGTTTCCGCTGGTATTTGTAACGGTCATACCTGAGCCATAGATGTCCTTGGTCAACTCGAAGCGCACGTCCTGAAGCATCTTGACAGGATGGTTATAGCCACGAATCTGATAGTTGACTGTAGTAGGCGCTCCTTCAATCATGGCAGCCCGCTGAGTAGTGATAGCCTTGCCATTGGCAACAGCCGTTGTCTCTGGCAGGAAAATGACATGGCAGGACTTTACGTTGGCGGCAGTACAGCCAGCTTCAGTGACACTTGCCGAAGAGGTGACACCAACCTTGAAGATGCCGATGTTGTCAAGGCGCACCTTCTGGCCAAGCTCGAAGAAGTGTTTCAGCGCACCGCCAAGTTCATCGAGCACAGCCTTGCAGTCGCTGCGCTTCAAAGTGGCCTGTGCCTGAATGTAGTCGGCCAGTTCGTCGGTGGTGATGAACTTGTTGTCGTACACCGCACGAACGAAATATTTTCCGTAGGCGGCTGATTTAGAATTGGTGTTCTTGTAGATTTGTACTTTCTGTGACATAATGCTACATCGTTTTGAGGGTTAATGATAAAGTTTACTTAGGTCTCCGTTAGATGCCTTATGAAGTCAGGCTCCTTAGTGTAAGCAAATTGTCGTTTTCGGTGATGCGAGTTTACCACTTGTCCCATCCGAACTGTGCCTTGGAGCTATGCTTAATAGGCTTGGAAGACGATGCAAAGTTACTCATAGCATGATGCACATAAAACTACATTTGTATTCGCCAAGCGCACACCATCCTCTATCTTCTCGCTAATGGTCAGACGGGCAGGCACTTTGATAGGAATGCTCTCCCACGGAGTGAGAGAGGAAACCCATACAGTTGATGTGGTGAGTCGGCGAAGTCCGACGATAGCCCCGGCTGATATGCGGTCGATGGCAATGATATTCCTTGGTGTGTTCATAACTGTTCTTAATTGTTGTTAACTGTTCATAAATGTTTGCGCGTGAACAAAACAGGGGGGCTTTATGGGAGGATTTTGACGCGTATTTAACTTTTTTTATCTAATTTCTTTCGACTTCGCTTCCGTAAGTCCACACCACAGGCCAATAAGCGCTCACGCTCGCGGTAGAACCGTTGCCGGATGGTGTCGGCATAGTCAATGTCGATGCCGTGCATCTCGCACCAGGTGTATGCTGCCGTCTGAAGTTTCGAGTCCTCGCTGCACATCTCATTGAACTCCTTATAGAGATTGTCCTTGAAAAGCGATTCAATGTATTCAGCTATGAAACGCTTGCCTGAAGGCGTGACATAGTTCCACGACTCAGGATCCTTCTGCTTGGAGTAAGGGATGGCCACCGGTGTCAGCCCCTCATGCTCAACGTCGGGTGTTGCCCCATCAGGCCGCTTCCTGAGGATGGCGATGATACGGGCATTGCCAACCGACTGAGGGGGGAACTCGATAGGACTGCCGAAGTGATGAACTGCCCACTGGGTGATGAAGGGCTTCAATTCGATGTAGATAACAAACTTACTCATACTCCAAATAGTTAAAGACGATGCAAAGTTAGTGAATTTTTTGTAGAAAATCTACTTTTACTAAGAAAAACATACTTTTGGTAGGTTTTTGTTTCCTGAGCCTGATACAATTCCGTTAGAAATTTCTGTCATTTTGTAACAGGGTCATCAGACGGCTCTAAATAGTTGTCACTCAGTTACTTTGTAAATGTTGCAAAAACAGGTAACAGAAAAATGGTCGTCTGGAGTTTGTAAATCAGCCCCAATTTTGATGCATATCCGGAAAAATAGGGGGTGTGACAAAACCGATGATGTTTACTTTTTCATAGTTTTGTATCTGAATTGTAACGTAACTTTGTCAACACTCAAAAACGCTCCGAACATCCTTTCTTTACTATATTTTCCGATGGTTTCACCGACATTTGTTACAAAGTAACAGATTTTTAGTACAAAAAAATGGTAAGGGAGGGGAAAGGGCAACGACGGCCACGGTAGGGCTGGAGTGTTCTGGGTGGCAGCGGTGGTCGCCCATGGGGACGCAAGAGAGGCAGCAGGTGACTCAGATTTGTCACTCTGCTGCCTCTTTCTAATTACCTTTGCTGGCAGAACTTCCGCTTCTAAAAAATTACCTGCATAAAGGCTAAAAAATTCGCTCAAAAGTTTGGTAGATTCAGGGAAAATCAGTACCCTTGCATACGTATTAAATTGCCTTTCTACGTACTTATTTCAGAGAAGGGAGAAAGGGAACAATACGTACCCATCAGAAGGGTGTTCCATCCTCCCATATTTCGCCTTCAGAAGGCTCTGGAACGGTCGTTTCTGCCTTCTTCTTCATATAGATCATCTCCACCGGACTACTGCCAGGAGCAGCGCCTTCTTCGCGGCGTATGATGCGCCCGCTGTTGTTGCGCACTTCTGCCGGATTGAGTTCTTCCACCCAAGGGCAAAGCAGCGCGAAGGCGGCCAGCTTCTTCATGAACTTCTGCGATGTCATGCCCTGCACCTTGCCGCCGTGGCTCTTGAAGTCCTCAAAGGCCTTCACACGCGGCACCATGCAGTCCAGGTGATTGCCCTCCGGCGAGAAATAGACCTGTGCCCAGTCCTCGAAGTTGCTGCCCATGTCCTGCTTGTGCTTGCGGTAGATGATATTGCTCATGGGCGGCAGCAGTTTGATGGGCTCGTCGCATACGCTCAGGTAGAAGCGCACGCACTGCAGGATGAAGTTCAGGTCCTGGTTCCACTCCTCTTCCGAGTATGTCCGGCTGAAGAGGTCCCTGTTGAAGTCATCGCGGATGGAGCGGCTCTCATGGTAGTCGTTGTCCTCGGTGCGCTGGTGGTAATAGTCCGAGAAGACCATGTAGAGCAGACGTGCCTCGCTCGACGGGTCGAAGTCGGCGGGCACGTAATTGGTTGTGAAGGCAATCTTCGGGCTTTCCTCGAATGGAATGGTAAAGCTTTGGTTGTTCTTCGGGTTGACGGTCATGTCGCTGGTGATGTTGTCGTAGAACAGGCCGGTGTTCAGGTAGCGATCGCAGTCATCGACGAGCAGCATCTGTGTGTGCTGCGTCATCTGGTCGAACACGTGCGGGTTGTCCATCAGCTTGGGGTTGCGCCCGCTGAGCTTCACCGTCTTCATCAGCAGCGAGAGCACCTTGAAGAAGAAGGACTTTCCCGAGCGGCCGTTGCACTCGTCGTCCTCGCCGATCTTGTTGTCCATGGCCATTGGTGCCCAGGCACGCGACGGACTCTTGTAGTGGTGCAGCATGTAGCCCAGGGTGAAGATCTTGTTGATGAGGTTCTGCTGCTGTTCCTCGATCTCTCCGGCTGTCAGGCCCTCGCCGGCGATGTCGAAGCGGTGCTGCTCGGCGTAGGCCTGCCGCTCGCTGGTGCTGCCGTCCTCGAAGCGCTGCTCCATCTCCTTGCGCCAGAACAGACGTGAGGAGTTGATGGCGTAGCCCATCAGGTTCGACCCCACCTTGTTTATAATGATAGAGAAGCGGGGCTGGCCGTCTTCGTCCTGTGTCCTGGTAATGGTGAAGAAGTCATCGAGCAGCCGGAAATCGTGGCCGATGACGTTCTCCTCCCACACATAGTTCTGGAACTTGAATTCGGCTTTCTTGATGACTTCCAGGCGCTGGCCGCTGGCCTTCACACAGACGTTGGGAAAGAAGAACAGCTGCGTCCGCGCGTCAAACGAGGTGAAGTCCAGCGTCACCTCGTCGATGCTCTCCAGCATACCGGCAGACAGCTTGGGCGTGTCCAGGACCAGGTTCAGCACAGAGAGGTCGCGCACCTCGTTGATGACCCACTGGCGCACGAACTCGCGGATGTCCTTGGGTGTGACGCTGCGCACAATGTAGCCGTCGATCTTCACATAGCGCGTGTCCTTCTGGTTGTCGTCATGCAGCGCATAGAAACCGTGCAGTTTCAGGAAGTGGTGCAGACAGGCTGTGTCAATGGCGTGGCGTACCTCGCCGCTCTTCTTGTTGACAGTCGTCTTCCAGAAGCGGGCGGGCATGGCCATCTGCATCAGCAACTTGAACTCCTTCTTCGTGTTGCGCAGCTCCATCCAGTCCCGCAGGTCCTTGCGCGGCTTGCCACGGTTGTCGCGGTAATTGCCCAGCCAGTCAGGTAGCCATACAGTGCGGACATCGATGAAACGCAGTGCCAGCTTCGTGCCCTCGCGGATGCCCGTCTCGTCGATGTCCGGGATATTATAGAGCACTTCCACGTGCTGCATGATCTCGCGCACCTTGTCCTCTGCCAGGTGGTACGTCTCACTGTTGAACCACAGCGGCATGTAGCCCAAGGAGCGGCAGCACAGCGCATCCCGCTCACCCGAGCAGATGAAGGCCTCGTGCAGCTTCTGCGGTTTGTAGGGTTCCTCGTCGGTGTGCGTGGCCTCCCATTCCTTCTGCTCCTTGGCATTGAACTGCTCCTTGGCACGGATCAGCTCCCGCAGGCCGTTGATGTAATTCGCGGGCTTCACGCCTGCAGGGAAGTACTGGAAGCGGTAGCCCTTGTCCGGATTCAGCGGCTCATAGACCTTGTAGAACTTCACCTCCTCCTGCTCTGTCCCGTCTGGCAGGGTGCGCGCCTCTTTCACCACGCACTCCCTCATGAAGATGGGGTAGTGTTCGTTGCTGTAGCGGATGCGCGTCTTGCGATCCTTGGTATAGCTGAACCACTTCACGCTGTGCCAGTGCAGGGCTTCCACATGCTCCGGTCTGATATTCGGCCCCAGCACCGCCAGCTCCTCCGGAGTGAAGTCCTTCGTCTCGAAGTCGCGGTGGCCGTCCGGCTCATCGGCCCGGGCATCGCGCTCCGTGAAGTCAGCCTTGTTGATGGAGCGGTCCAGCTCATCGGTGACGTTGAACTGCGCTGCAATCTGCAGCACGGCCTCGTTGAATCGGTCCTGAGGCAGCCGGTGCTCCTCCATGTAGAGCTGGATGGCACTGCGCCATCCCTCGCCGCCGAAGTCCGTCACGCCCCATATATCGCCATATTTCTCACTCTTACGCTGATAGAGACACGCTGAAGGGGTCTTCTCGTCGCGCACCTTGAACTTCTTACCCTTTACGCCTACACATTCCGCCGCCTGCGGATACACCCAGAGGATGATATCGAGGCCCTGGCGTGTGGCGTCATAGATCTTTTGTACTGGTATCATATCGTTCTTATCTTAGTGACCTGTCGCAAAGATAGCTCAGAGCGGCCAGTCTGCAAAATACATTCATTCCGGAAATAGTTGTGCCTCCTGTTGGGCTGGCCGATAGTTACAAACCAACACCTCCGTCTTGCGCCTACTGTTGCCGTGGAAGTTGGCAACCTTCAGCGGCATATCCTTACGGAGCACATGCCATCCGTTGGCCTGAGCCTTCTCTACAAGCACGTCCCTGGCATAGTTGGAAAGAAGGAACTTGCCCTTGATGCCCTCCAACACTACGAGTAGTTCCTCCAGATTCTTGTCGGTGAATCCTTTATAGTGCTTCTGATTGCAACCAGGATAAGGCGGGTCGAGATAGAAGAACGTATCAGCGGTGTCCCGCTGTTTGATGACCTCGATAGCATCACGCTGAGAAATCTGCACGTTCTGGAGGCGTTCATGCAATTTGCGCGTGAACTGCTCCCGATAGTGTTCCATCACTATTCCCGTATGAGAACCTGCCGTTCCATTGTCCCACTTCCAACCACCTACGGGGCTGCCACTATAGCTGATATTGGTCAGCACCCATGTTGCCCAGGCAATATCAACCTGACTGTCAACCATCGGGTCTGTACGGAAGAAAATCCGCTTGGCCTTTTTGTATAAGGCCTCACTGTGTAATGTCTCTTGCACCCGTTCATAAAGGTGGTCAAACAACAGCTGGTGCTTCACAACATAGTAGAAGGTCATCAAGTTCTCGTTGATGTCATTGATGACCTCCAGATATGATGGCCTCTTGGCAAAGAAAACGGCACCGCCACCGAAATAAGGTTCCACATACAGCCGATGAGATGGAATCATCGGCAGTATGGTAGGAACCAGTTGCTGCTTGCCGCAATAGTATGTAATTGGAGTCTTCATATATTCCTACACTCTCTTATTTGGATATCCACATACACGCTGGAGTTCTGGAACGTCCGGCGTGTCCAGTCTCTCAACTCTACGGCCTTCAGACGGCTGCAAGGCAGACTGATGGCCTCGCGACGATGGCCATGCCATAGCCCAGTCACCACATACAATGGGGGGGGTATTTTCATCTTACTTTTTCGTATTCGTCAAATTCAATTTGCCCGGCTTTCATTAAGCTTTTGATTTTTTCAGTATTAGCCATTAGAATGCTTTGACCATCTGTTCTTTCGCACTCTCCTGTAAAAGAAATTATTTTCTCTTCATGTCCAACCGGATGGATTATTATTCGTGATTTATTGGTAGCCATACTTCGTGAATCTTTTTTCTTACGTATAGTTCTGCTAAAATGGCTTTCATAATACTACCCATTTTTTCCTTATTCCTTTCATGCCACTCATTAAACAAGTACAAGGCTGCTTCACCTTTGTCCCCAAAAAGCAGTTTCTTTTTTGTTGCAATGGCGTAATAGTACTCAACCGTGGCACCAGGCGATTGTTTCCAGTCTGGAAGCATGTATATAGAATCGCACCATGATAACTCACCAAGATCCAGGAGCAATATACATGAATACCAATCCCTGGTTTGAAAATAATCTAGTTCCGCTATTAGGTCACAAAAGCCTTTTATCCTTTCTGCTAACCTAATATGGACATGACGCATAAGATCTGCACTTCTGCCAAGACCGCTTTTAGTAGGGTTAAAGACCTTGTAACCTTTGCCTTTCAGCATGTCCTCCGCTCTTTTGAACTTGGCGAGAGTCTCAGGACTTGGACTTTCCTCGCCGATCTTTCCACTGATGTAAACTCTCATATTATTACGGCTTTTAATATTCCATATCACAAACACCCTCTTCCTCAATAAATTTCGTACATCCTTCGCAGCATTCACGCTCAGGGTAAGGGCATACAGTTTCTTCTACGTATAGCCCTGGTACTGGTTCATCGGCAACATCCTCTACTAAAAGGCCTCTGGCTTCCAGCTTCATCTGGCAGTGGGAGCACAGTTGGTGGGTATCATCGACCCACCAGCAGTTCCCCAAAATCGGGCTGTGGCAGGCGTGGCCATCCGTACAGCCGCATATCTTACATACTCCGTACATACTTCAACTCATTTTTCTCTTTTAAACCTCTTCCTAAGGTGGCAAGTACAAAACATGCTTATGGCGGTCGTAGCAGTCGCACTCGGCGCAAAGTTCGAGCATCTCCATATCACAAGCAGAATCCATCTCACAATTATCACAGGCGAAATCTTCATCAGGGATACGCTTTGCTTTGACCATTAACCCACTCACCTGAACCGACCCGCCTTCGCATAGTCTCACGGCCTTTTGATGTAGTTCTTTGTTGTTCATATCATTTTTCGTTATACACCATACTTCCTTCAGGATCTAATCGGCACTGCTTGACAAATTCACCACCGATTATTCTCTGTGTTAGTGCTTTCTCTACAATTATGAAAGAAATCCTGGCTGCATAGTCCAAGCCATGCTTGACTTCTATCTGAACCTGACCACCTCCTTGAACGTTCGTTCTTAAAAGTTGGATATCGTTCTTCTCGAAGCGGCCACCAGTCGTTTCCCGCAACATTCTCCTAAGTTCAATAACCCAGGAGTCGAAATCTCCATGCCGGAAGAAACAGCAATTATTGACCCCGCGCATCATACCAACAGCCTCATTCAGATATTTTGGATGACTCTTATAAAAGAAACTGTGACAAACTATCATGACTCCACCTCCTTTCTTAACAATCCGGGATTAGTCACTGTCGTGCCCCACACTCCCCATGGAGTGGGTTCGTCAAAATGCACATCGTAGAACGATGTCCTGGCGAAGTCACAGATATCCTCTATGAATCCATGGTGATGAATACCGTCACCCGTGACGGCAGCATCTACGATTACTCTTTCACCTATTTTCATGTCGTAAACCATTTATTTCATTAGCTTGTCAATCGGTTGCTTCAGCTGCTGCAGCACGCCGTTGAACGTCCGGCGTTCCTCAAGCCCTGCGCCCTCGATCATGGTCTGCAGGGCCACTGCTTCCTCCCAGCTCATTCCCATCAGGTTAACCTCCAAGGCCTTTGTCATTTCAACGTACAT